TGAACCGATATAAACCTCGTCAGGGCCACCGCGCGTGCGCGGCATCGAAATCGCCGGGGTTTTTCTCACACGATTTGGCACGCTATTTGTGCCGCTAAGGAGTAGGCCGCCATGGCTAAAGCCGGCCGCAGACCCAAGCCCACCGCTCTGAAGATTCTTGAGGGAACCGATCGCGGGGAACGCAAGGTCGAGCCGAGCCTGCCGCCTGGCATTCCGCCGATGCCAAAGCGGCTCGAGGTGGACCAGGTCGCCGTGGAGAAGTGGCACGAGCTCGCCGGCATCTTGACCCGCATGGGAGTCTTGACGTTGGGCGATGGCGAGGCGTTGGCCACGCTGTGCGAGGTGCACTCGGCCGAGCAGTCGTGCCTGCTGCAGCTGCGGGCCGGCGGCGCTGTGATGCACACCGACTTGGGAGGCGTGAAGCCAAACCCGGCCGGGCCGATGTATCGGTCGCTCGTCTCGCAGAAGGCGTCGCTGTTAAGCGAGTTCGGTCTGACCCCGTCGTCGAGGACGAAACTTGCCACGCAAGTCGAAGTCAAAAAAGACGAGCTTGAAGAGTTCTTCACCGCCCACGGGTGAGAGTCGGCCCGGCTTCGACAAAGCCAAGGCCGAGCGGGTGTACGCCTTCTTCGAGAAGGTGCTCAAGCACTCCAAAGGCCAGACGGCCGGGCAGCCTTTCCTGCTGCTCCCATGGCAGAGGTACGTCCTAGGAGAAATCTTCGGCCGGTGTAAGCCGGACGGTACGCGACAGTACCGCCAGGCATACATCGAGATACCGAAGAAAAATCCCTTGGCCCCTGCGGCGTAAGTCGTGGGGGCCAAGGGGACGCAACGGCAAGTCAACTCTGCTGGCTGGCATCAGCCTGTACGTGCTCCTGGCAGATGGCGAGCCGGGGGCCGAGATCTACGGTGCGGCCAGCGACCGCGAGCAAGCCGGGATCATCTACCGCGAGGCGGCGTCGATGGTCCGCTCGTCGCCAGCGCTGAGCAAGGTGCTCGAGGTGGTCGACAGCCGGAAGAGCATCATTCACCGGGCCAGCAACTCGTTCTATCGGGTGCTCTCGGCGGATGCGTTCCGGGCCGAGGGTCTCAACATTCACTGCCTGCTGTTCGACGAGCTGCACGCCCAGCGCGGGGACCGCCGGCTGTGGGATGCCCTGCGATACGGCGGTGCGGCCCGGCGGCAGCCGCTGGTGCTGTCAATCACGACGGCCGGCGAGTTCAACAAGTCACACCTTTGGTGGGAGCAGCACGACTACGCCGAGCGGTGCATCGCCGACCCGACCTTCGACCCGAGCTTCTTCGGGTGCATCTACGCTGCCGACCGGGAGGATGACTGGCAGTCGCCCAAAGTTTGGCACCGTGCAAATCCGTCTTTGGGCGAGACCATCAGCGAGGAGTCTTTCGCAGCCGACTGCCGCGAGGCGGCCAACTCGGCAACAAAGCTCTCATCTTTCCTGCGGTATCGGCTCAACGTGCCTACCACCACCGATGTGAAGTGGGTGCGGCCCGACCAGATCGAGACGTGCATGGGTGGCCCGCCCGAGCCGCTCGAGGGCCGGGAGTTCTGGGCCGGGCTCGACCTGGCCAGCACGTTCGACACGTCAGCGTTTGTGGCGTGGTTCCCGGCCGATGACGGGCACGTCGACGTCTACGCACACTTCTGGATTCCAGGCGAGAACGCCGCCCGGCGCGAGCGTGAAGACCGGGTGCCCTACTCGCAGTGGGCCCGCGATGGGTGGCTGACGATCACTGACGGCCGCAGCACCGACTACAGCGTCATTCAGCGCGACATCATGGCCTTCTGCGAGAGGCACCGCTGTCGCGGGCTGGGCATCGACAGATGGAACGCCACCATGCTCGCCCAGCAGCTCGCCGGCGAGGGCTTGCCGGTCGTGATGTTCGGGCAAGGGTTCGCGTCGATGAGCTCGCCGACCAAGCGTCTCGAGGCGTTGTTAGTCGAGGGAAAACTGCGGCTTGCGGGAAACAGGCTGCTAGGCTGGCAACTAGGCAACGCGGCCGTGCAGATGGACGCCTCGGGTAACGTCAAGCTGTCCAAGGCCAAGAGCACCGAGCGTATCGACGGGTCGGTCGCGTTGGCCATGGCGTGCGGCATCCACATGGGCGAGCAGCAGAAGCCGACTGAGATGCCGGAAATCTCCTTCTGGTGAGGCTATGAGCACAGAGACCGCCGTCCCTGAGATCAAGTGGCTCGAGGAGCGGACGAGCCGCTGGGACGATCTGGTGATGCTCGCCGGCGACCAGGGCGTGCGGGTCACGCCTGAGACGGCGATGAAGACGAGCATCTGGTTCGCCTGTGCTCGCGTGATCGCCGAGACCGTCGCCAGCCTGCCGCTGCACCTGTACCGCCGGATTGATGATGAGCGAGTCGAGCGAGCCCGCAACCTGCCGCTGTACCGCGTGCTGGCCAAGCGGCCCAACTCGTGGCAGACACGCTACGAGTGGGTAGAGGGCATGTGCCTGCACCTGGGCTTCTACGGGTCGGCTTACAACCTCAAGGTGCCCGGTGCGGCCGGCAGCGTGACCGAGCTGCACCCGCTGCACCCGTCTGGCATGGAGGTGAGGCAGGAAGACGACAAGACGCTGACGTACCTGTACCGCGTGCCGGGCACTGGCCGCCAGGTGGTCTACCGCGACGACCAGATCATGCACGTGCGGTGGCTGTCGTTCGACGGCATTAACGGTGCCGTGCCCGTGGATCTCGGCAAGGACGCGATTAGCCTGGCCCGGTCGCTTGAGCAGTACGCCGCCACGTTCTACCGCAACAACGCTCAGCCGGGCGTGGTGCTGCACACCGAGCAGGCCCTGCCACGCGAGGTCCGCGAGCAGCTGCGTGAGCAGTGGAACAACCGTCACCGTGGCCCGTCTCGGGCCGGCGAGGTGGCGGTGCTCTCTAACGGCCTCAAGGTCGATACCGTCTCGGCGACCAACCAAGAGAGCCAACTGGCCGAGCTCTGGATGCAGGCGCTGCTGGCCGTGTGCCGGATCTGGAAGATGCCGCCACACATGGTGCAGGAGTTGGGCCGGGCCACGTGGGGCAACCTTGCCAGCGAGATGGTGAGCTTCGAGAAGTTCACCATCCAGCCCTGGCTGCGTCGCATCGAAGGTGCCATCGAGCGGGACATCATCGGCGACGATGACGAGCTGTACGCGGAGTTCTTGGTCGAGGGCTTGCTGCGTAGCGACATCACGACCCGCTACCAGGCGTACGAGGTTGCCGTTCGGAATGGCTGGATGACGCCCGAGGAAGTGCGGCAAAAGGAGAACCTCGGGCCGATGCCGGAAGACGAGACGCCGCCAGCGCCTGACGCTCAGCCGGCAGCGCCGCCTGCCGACGTCGCTCCTGCTGATCAGCCGGCAGACGATCAGGGGGACATTCCAAATGGCGGTTGACCTTAAGCCCACGGCCGGCATGGCAGAGGCGGCCCGTACGGGGCTGCGGCTGCACAACGAAGGCAAGAGCGGCGACGGGCTCAAGCCCGAGACCGTCCGGCGTGCCAACATCATCGCTGCCCGCCAGGAGCTCACAGAGGACCACGTTCGAGAGATGAATGCGTGGTTCGCCCGGCACGAGTCCGACAGGCGGCCCGACTGGAACAAGCAAGGCGAGGAAACGCCGGGCTTCGTGGCGTGGATGCTGTGGTCGGGTGACGCTGGCCAGCAGTGGTCTGCCAGGAAGGTCGAACAACTAGACCGCGAAGACGACAGGAGTAATGCCATGGAAGGCATGATTGAAAAGCGTGACGTGTGCTTTGACGCTGATGACGAGATCGTCGTCGAGACGAGGTCGAACGGCCGCGAGGTCATTCGCGGGCTGGCGATTCCCTACAACCGCCTCAGCGTTGACTTGGGAGGGTTCCGGGAGCGGATTATGCCCGGTGCGTTCGACAAGATCCTGCGCCGCCAGCGAGGCAAGGGCGAGATCGTGTCGTATTTCAACCACGACCCAAACTGGCTGCTCGGACGCGAGTCTGCGGGCACGCTTGAGATCAGCGTCGATGATCGCGGCATCAGTTACGTCGTGGAGCCGCCAGACACGCAGGCTGGCCGTGATGTCCTTGCGCTCGTGCGTTCAAAAAATCTGCGTGGCAGCAGCTTTTCGTTCACGGTTTCGCAGCGTGGCGGCGAGCGCTTCACGACAGACGAGACAGGCAAGGCGATCCGAGAGGTCGTGGAAGCCGCTGGACTTTTTGAGATGGGACCAGTGGTGCAGCCGGCGTACCCGTCTACGTCTGCTGCGGTGGCCATGAGGTCGTACCAGGCATGGCTGGAAGAGCAGCGATGTGGATGCGAGAAGATTGATGGCGTGGCTGAGCAAGCACGCAAGCAGCAAGCGGCGGCGGCCATGAGTGCCGCCATTCGGCTGACGTCTGCTCGCCTGAAGTCGTTCGTACGTAACTGCGGTACTGGCAGCGGCGGCTTTCAATCAGGCAACACGTGCGGGAAGGGTGGTGGATCTGGAGATTCCGGGTCTGGCGAGTCCGGCGGGTCCGGCAGTGATGGCGGTGGCCCTGCTCCTGGTGCTGGCCCTGGCCCTGGAGGCTTGCAAGCACCTGCTGCAAAGCACAACGTGAAAATCCCCAAGGACAAGAAGCGACTGACCATCGATCAGTCGACGACTGCACTTAAGCAACTGGGCTACAAGGTTGGCCCAACCGTCACGAAGAAGGTTGGCAAGGGTTGGGTTTCCATGGTGACCCTGACTGATTCCAAGGGACATAGCGCCTTGGCAACCGCAGATGAAGTCAAGGACTTGGTGTACGGCAATCAATCGTGAGAGCGTTCGTAGTGGCCATGATGTCGCCCGTGCTGTGGCTTGCCGAGCAAGCTACACCTGAGTCGATGCCACGCGAGGTCGGACCCGACGTCGTCAAGGCATCCATGCGGCTTCGAGCCGCGCGACTCAGGAGCTTCATGCGTGGCAAAGCCCGGTGATCCCTGCCCCAAATGTGGGAAGGGACGCATCCGTACACGCTCCAGTCACCCACTCGACGAACAGCGTCAGGTGCGGTATTTGGAGTGCCAGACGTGCGAGTACAAGGCCAAGGCCATCGTGCCAGCGCTGACTGTGTGGCGTCGGTCTTTTGTACCGTACAAACAACCTTGATGGCTTAGCGGCCTGCGTCCCGTAGCGTGAGTGACAGACACGGATCTGTCACCCGATAAGGGAGTGCCAAGGATGGCCGCCTCGCTCAACAAGCTCCAAGACCGTGCAGCCGCTGTGGCTGCCATGCTCGACGACCTGTCCAAGGTCGAGGATCGCACCGAAGGCCAGGTGGCCGACGTCGAGAAGCTGACCGCCGAGGCGGCCGAGCTCGAGCAGCGGCTCGCCCAGGAAACCGCCATCGCCGAGAAGATCGCCAGCCTGCGTGGCAAGGTCGCCGCGTCGGCCAAGCCCGTGGCCGTTGAGGCCGAGGCTCCCGTCGCTCGCAAGATGCCGCACGTCGGCCGGGTCCGTGGCTTCGCGTCGGCTGACGATGCCGAGGTCTGCGGCCGTTGGATTCGCGGCTTCCTGCTCAACCGCACTGAGGATCGTGCGTGGTACGAGCGGAACGTCGAAGAGCGGGCGCTGTCGAGCAACGACAACGCCAAGGGTGCGGTGTTCATCCCCGAGACGTTCGCCTCGACCGTGATCCGCCTGGTCGATCAGTTCACCGCGATCCCGCAGCAGGCCAACGTGATTCCGATGTCGAGCAACACGCTCTACATCCCGCGTCGGACTGGCGGCAACACTGCCTACTTCGTGAACGACAACACCGAGACGACCGCCAGTGACATGGCGACCGACAACGTGCTGCTGTCCACGAAGGACTGCCGCGTGGCGACCCGCGTGCCCAACAGCCTGATCGAAGACTCGGTCATCGACCTGGCCGGCCTCGTGGCTCAGGAGTTCGCCCTGGCCCTAAGCCGCAAGATCGACGACGCCGGCTTCGCTGGTGACGGCACTTCGACGCACGGCGGCATCCGTGGCATCCAGTGGCGGTTTGAGAACGAGTCGCTTGCTGGCGAGAACGACTCCGGCGAGAGCTCGCTCTCGGCCCTGACCATCGACGACTTCGTCGAGACGGTCGGCAAGCTGCCCAGCTACGCCCGGCCCACCGCGGCTTGGTACGTGACTCCGCAGGTTTACAGCACCTGCATGCTGCCCCTGATGCTTGAGAAGGGTCTGTCGGCTGCCGAGATCGCTGGCGGCGTCAGCGAGGGTCGGTTCCTCGGCTACCCCGTCTACTTCAACAACAGCATGCGGACGGCCCCGACCAGCGACCAGGTGATTGCCCTGTTCGGTGACATGAAGATGTCCACGCACTTCGGCCTGCGGTCGCAGATCGCCGTGCGTGCCTCTACCGACCGCTACATCGAGTTCGATCAGACCTACTTCGTGGCGTCTGTCCGGTTCGACGTGGTCACCTCTGACATCGGCGACGCGACCAACGCCGGCCCCGTTGTCTCGCTGCGGCTCTGACACACTGATTGATTTCCAAGGAGAGACCCTGACATGCACCCCGTTGCAAACAGCAAGAGTGTTGTGAGCCTGTCTGCCGCCGCTGGCGTTGCCTCCAACGGCACGCACACGGTCGCCATCGACTGCCTTGGCTTCGACCAGGTCAGCATCGACGTCGGTTACCGGTCGATTGCACACACCTCGGCCCCGAGCGTGGTGACGGTGCAGCACAGCGACACGGACGGCTCCTACACCACGATCAGCGGTCTGGTGCAGGGAACCGACTACACGCTTGCTGGCGTGGCCAACACCGCCACGGTCAACGTCACGCGGTTCAACTTCTCGACCAAGGATCTGCGGCGGTATGTGCAGGTGTCTGTGACGCCCAGTGCGTCGGCCACCGCGAATGCCTCCAACAACACGATCGTGGTGGCAGCCCGGCTCGGCAAGGGCGAGAAGGGCTGCGTGAATGCGACCGACGCGAACGTCACGACGTTCGTGACCAAGTGATCGCTGGCTGATTGACGACTACTCCAACCAGAGGAGGATGCCGTGGGCGCGGCGTCACCTGTGGCGGGCGTGAAGCCTGCCGTGCTTGACACTGGCTCAGGGCCAGTGCGTGTCATGTGTGCCATGTCCGTGCCTCGGCTCGGCTGGCAAGACCACATGTTCTGCTGGCCTCGGGGCCTCATCCCGTACGGCATCTCGCCGGTACGGCTTGAGGGTGCCTTCTGGGGCCAATGCTTGGAACGTGTGCTCACCGACATGGTCGAGCTCGACGACGATCCGAAGGAGCCACCGCTGTGGATTCTGACGCTCGACTACGACACGATCTTTGAAGCAGACGCGGTTCCACGCCTGCTGCAGTACGCCACGGCCAGTGACTACGACGTCGTGGCGGCGTTGCAGATGAAGCGTCGCACAGACGAACCGCTGTTCACCATGGCGGCGACCAACGGCGAGCGAATGGCCGAGGCCCCGCGTGACTGGTTTATCCTGCACAACATCGTCAAAGCCAACACGGCCCACTTCGGATTCACGATGATTAGGGCAGCGGCACTCAAGCGGATGCCGCATCCGTGGTTTTTGGGAAAGCCCGACAAAGAAGGCAAGTGGGGTCCAGAGCGGATCGACGACGACATTCACTTCTGGCAGGTGGCCGAGAAGGCTGGCGTGAAGGCAGGCGTCTGCACGCGGGTGTGCATCGGACATGCCGAGGTTCAGTTCAAGTGGCCCGACCAGAACATGCGTGGGCTGGTCCAGCATCCTGGTGACTTCTGGGACCGTGGCGGCAAGCCGCCGGAAAAGGTGTGGCAATGATTGAGACGGCACAAGTGCGGTTCCGCCGGCCCTACGGGGCGTACAAGACGGGCCGCGTCTACACGTTCGCCAAGGGCGTAGCCCGCTCGCTCGAGCTCTTCGGTAAGGCCGACATCGTGCGTGAGCCGGTCATTGAGTTCGCCACGGCCCCGGAGCCCGAGCAGCTGGAGCGGGCCGTAGCGCCGGTCGCCAAGGCTCCTCGAGGCCGCAGGAAGAAAGCCCAATGAGCCTGTTCTACCGGGGCACGATTGCGAGCCAGTACCGCAGCCTGGTGGTCAGCACCGCCAGCGGCACCGGAGACCGTCCGGTCAGCGTGGCGGATGCCAAGGAGCATCTGCGAGTTGTCGATACGACCGATGACGATTCATACATCGGGCTGCTGATCGACGCGGCGACGACCTGGTGCGAGGACTACTGCGACCGCACATTCGCCGACAAGACGTACACCGTGGCGTTCGATGACTTTTTCGGGACACGCATTGAGCTTCCGCGCCCGCCAGTGCGATTGAACGCGACTGCCGCGAGCGCCACGGTGACTATCTCGTATGTCGACACTGGCGGTGCCACGCAGACGCTGACGTGGGCTCAGTCGGGCACGCAGGGCTTTCGGCTGGATCGGGACCACGTGCCGGCGTTACTTTACCCCACGTACTTGAACGTGTGGCCGAGCGTGCGGGTAGACGACAAGAGCTTGCAGATCACGTACCTAGCCGGCTACGGCGGGGCGGCCAATGTGCCCAAGCCGGCTGTACACGCGATCAAGATGCTGGTCGGTCACTGGTACGCCAACCGTGAAGCGGTAGGGAATGTGGGCGACAATGTGCCGATGGGTGTGGCGGCGCTGCTCGAGCCTCTTAAGTGGAAGCAGTACACATGAGCATCGAAGGCCGCATCGCCATCGACGTGAACTTCGCAGACTCGTCTGACGCCACGGGCGTGCAGTCGCTGAAGAAGATTTCGTTGGTTGACACCAGCAGCTACAGCAGTGGCAAGGTGGCAGTCGTTACCGGCACGATTGGCGTCTCTGGTACGTCCATAAACTGCGCGTCAGGACTCACTTACCGCGACGCTTCTGGGCAGGTTGTGCAGTTCTCTAATGTGTCGCGGCTGGCTTTTCAGTGCAGCCGAGATTGCACGGCATCGGACGAGGACGACACGTACAGCCGCGCACGCTCAAATGGCAATGCTGCTGTGTGTGACTGGAAACCAGCTGGGCAGACAATAACCCTAGAGCCACAGTTCACCTCCGGCACAGCCTCCTACACCCTCGTGCTGTACGGGACGTGAGCCATGCTGAAAGCCGGCATCATGGACCAGAGAGCCGAGATCCAGTCGCCAACCGAGGGCGTCAACAGCATCGGCGAGCCGACGTTCACCTATTCGACGTTCGCCACCAGGTGGATCGCACTGCTGCCGCTGTCCGGTGCCGAGCGTGTTGCCAGCCTGCAGAACGAGGGCACTGTAACGCACCGGGTGCGGATGCGGTACACGCCTGGGCTGAAGCCGAAGATGCGGCTGGTGAGCGAGAGCCGCACGTTCGAGATCGACTCGGTCGTCGAGCGGGGCCGACGCGAGGAGCACGAGCTGCTGGTCACGGAGGTCGTGGACTGATGGCTGTGCAGCTGGGCATGTCGGTCGACGGCATCAAGGAAGTCCTCCAGGGTTTCCAGGCGTTGCCAATCGGGCTGCAGCGAAAGTACCTGCGGGCCTCGGTCAACAAGGTCACCAAGCCATATATCCAGCCCGTAAAAGCCTTGATTGCCCGTGGGCCGACCGGCAACCTCAAGCGGTCAGTCGGCGTGGTCACGGAAGCCAAGGTCAAAGGCAGGACGCAGACGGCCGTGCTCGGTTTCCGGCGTGGCGACAAGAGCGGTCAGAACGGCAAGGCGTCTGGCTATCACGCCTGGTGGATTGAGAACGGCGTCAAGACCCGTACGCCGAAGAATCGCAGAGCACTCAAGGTGCCGATGGCGATGGCCAAGAAATACAAGTACCTCATGGGCAAGGTGTCTCTGGTTGGCGGCGAAGACGGCGGGTCGATCTTCTTCCGCCAGGTGCGTGGCTTCGCCGGTACCGGCAAGTTCGCAGCGTGGGCGGACCAGACGCTGCCACGCATCCGGGACGCCCTGCAGACCGAGCTCGTCAGTGCTCTGGCTAAAGCAGAAGCCGAGGCCATGCGGCGTGCGGCTAAGAGGTTGAAATAGTGGCTACTGTCACCCACATCGACGAGTCCCTGCTGCAGGTGCTGACGGCCGACGCCGAGGTCGCCCTGCAGGCTGGCAGCCGCATCTACCAGGTGCAGGCCCCGCAGGGCACGGCGTTCCCGTGCATCGTGTTCAACCGAGACTCGCAGCTCAAGACGCCGTTTACGCACATGCTTGGGGCCGGCAGTTTGATCCGTGCCACGTACACGTTTTCCTGCATCTCCGACAACCTGCTCGAGGTGCGAAACCTCGCTCGGGCCGTAAAGGCAGCCCTACAATACAAGAGCACGTCTGCCATCCGCCTGGCATCCTGCGTGAGCGAGGACGACCAGACAGAGCCGGCAGCGAGCGGGGAGCAGCTCCCCATCTACCGCACGGATTTGCAAGTAGAAGTCACCTACAGTGAACCCTGAGCAGGGAGGCTCAGACCATGGCGAAAGACATCGGACAGGGCACCTACGTCACGTTCGGCACCCTCGTTGGCTCCGCTGCAACGCAGTACGCTGTCAACAGCGTCTCGCTTGGTGGCGTGTCGCGTGACGTGGTCGACGCCTCGCACCTCCTGACCAGCGGCGGCAAGGAGTTTATCGGCAGTGAGTACTACGATCCGGGCGAGCTGACGCTCGAGATCCACCACGACCCGTCGCTGAACCCCATCAACCTGCTGACCAACGTGAGCACCGCTCAGGTCTGCACGATCATCTTCGCCAATGGCGGTACGACCACGGCGAAGTGGTCGGCCTATGGCTTTGCGTCTGCCTTCGAGGCGTCGGCCCCGAAGGACGACATGATGACCGGCTCGCTGACCATCAAGCTCAGCGGCAACCTGAACGTCGGCTAGTCAGCAGGAGGCGCGGACTGTGGCTCTCACCCGTGAGCAGATCAAGGCCAAGCGTGGCGTTAGGCCGCGTGTGCCAGTAGAAGTGCCCGAGCTCGGCACGGTCTACGTCGCCAAGATGACCGCCAAAGACCGCGATGCTTTCGAGCAAATGGTTACAGGCGGCAAGGTAGGCGGCGTCAACCTGACCAACATCCGGGCACGGTTCGTGGCCCTGGTGTGCGTCAACGAAGACGGCACCAAGATGTTTGAGGAAGGCGACGCCGAGTGGCTCGGCGAGCTCGACACGGACATCGTGCAGGCCATTGTCGACGAAGGCTTCAAGCTCAACGGCATCGGTGGCAACGCTCTGGAGGACGCCACAAAAAACTAGAGCGCCGTCCGATCATCCTCTTTCTGTACCGCCTGGCCCTCAAGCTCGGCATCTGGAACGTCGAAGATCCGGGCGGCCTGGCTGAAACGATGAGCGTCGACCAGCTGTACGGCTGGATGGCTGCATTCACGTTGATGCCGTGGGGTGACGAGTGGCTCAGGGACGCGGTACTCATGGCACAGCAGTACAACGCGAACCGTCCCAAGGGAAAGCCGCCCCTGAAACCGTGGGACTTCATGCCCATTGAGCAGCGTCCGCAGTCGCAGGACGAGATGTGGCAAATCCTCCAGCAGGTGAGGACGTAAGCCATGGCTGCTAAGAACTTCGGCCGCGTCAACGTCTCGATCACCGCCAGCACGGGCGGGCTCACGGCTGGCCTGAGCCGGGCCGGCAAGCAGCTCACCGGCTTTTCGTCTTCTGTGGGTGGCATGAATGGCAGCCTGGCTGCACTCAGCGCCCAAGTTGCAGACGGCAGCGTGTTGTTTTCTGACGTTGGCGGCTTGCTTGGGACAGTCGCACTGTCGTTCAAAAACGGTGCTCTTGCCACCCATCTGTTTCGTGGGTCGATCCAGCTGCTGATAGTGACGATAAAGGCTTTGCTGATACCGCTGGCAATCGTAACATCCATCACATCGTTTTTTGCCGCTTTGGGATCGGCCGCCCGCGATTTGGACGAGGCGTCAAAATCGGCTCAGCGCCTTGGCATGTCAATGACGACATTTCAGAACCTTAGCCAGGTCGCTGACGAAGCTGGTGTGAGCATCGGGCAAATGTCTGGCCTGCTCACGGTGATGACTCGCAACCTTGGCAACCTGACCAACGGAAGCAAGTCAGCTCAGAAAGCCTTCGCTGGGATCGGGCTCACGCTTAATGACCTGCAGGCGCTGTCTCCTGAGCGTCAGTTCGAGCTGATCGCACAACGCATTATGGCGTTGCCTACCGCCGCCGAGCGTACGGCCGCAGCCATGTCGATCTTCGGCCGCCAAGGTGCGGCGGCCATGGGGCTGATCTCCGATGTGGCGTCTGGTGCCTATTCGGACATTGCCAAGTTGCGTGAGCAGCTGGGCCTTAACTTGACCGATTCGCAGGTCAAGGGCATTGAGATGATGAACGACTCTATCGGCCGCACGTCGATGGTGTTTCAAGGATTCATCAACCAGTTTCTTGCTGGGCTGGCACCAGCGATTGCCACGGTCGCCAACCTGTTTGTAAAGTTTTTTGCCGAGAACAAAAGCGGCTTCAGCATCGCCCAAACAATGGCTGATGGGCTAACTCATTACATCCGCCTGCTAGCGGGCCATGTCGTACGTCTAACTGGAGCCTTTCAGATTCTGTCGTCGTTTGTTGGCGTCTTCGTTGCCGGTGCCCTGAAGGCGTTTGAGGGCGTGACTTTGGCTCTGCAGAACATGCTGTCTGCCATGGCTGATGCAGCCGAAGCCCTGCCCGGGATAGACGTTGGCTTGTCGTCATCGCTGCGAAGTGCAGCCGACTCCGTGTCCGGACTCTCGACCGCCGCCGGCGACGAGGCCGCATTGTGGGGCCAGGCAGCAGCCGACAACTTCGGGGCCGGCATTCAGAACATAACCGACCCGTTCGCTGCCTTTGATGCTGAGTTTGCCAGCGTCACGGCACAAATGCAGCAGGCCGGAGCTGCCGCAGGCACAAGCGCTGGTCAAAGCATCTCGACGCAGTTGGCCGCCAGTACGAAGGCCCTCAAAGCCATCGTGGTTGGCACGTCGGATGGTGAAGCCTTCCGTAACTCCATCATGCGTGGTGCCGACCCGCGCCTTGAGGGAGACGCTCAGAAAGAGACAGCCGAGAACACGGGCGAGATGGTTGACCAGCTGGACGAGCTCAACGGCAACCTTGCTGGCTCGGGTGGGTTTGGCCTCGCAGCAATCACGGTGTAGCCATGGCACTGACCGACGCTCGCATCCTGCGGTCGCTGAAAATCTCTGAGTCCAAAGCGGACAAGGGCACGAAGCAGATTTCCGCAACGCAAGAGCTGCTGATTCTGTCGGATACCAAAGATCCGTCATTCAACGAGATTCTGGCAGACACAACAGTCTGGACCAATCTTGGCGGCTCTGCTTTGCCGCAGATTGACGACCAGACGGTTGTGAATGGGGTAACGCTGAACGTTACGTCACGTTCCCTGTCGTACTTCAAGGACAACGAGCGAGCCGTTGTCATGGAGGTGCGTTACGACGCCAAAGATCCACAAGACGGCGGGTCAGAGCAGCCAGAGGGCACAGATCCTGAGACGTGGCAGAAAATCACTATTGCAAGTCAGCAGGTGACAAAGCCAGCAATCGGCTGGAAGCGACTTGAAGACGTGCCAGCGTTCAGCAATGCGGGTCAGCTGCCGGCCCGCAACTCGGCTGGCGACCCGGTGGACGGGCTCGAGGAGGAGTCGGCCCTGGTGCGGCTGACCTACACCAACACGCAGGTGCTCAACCCGCGATTCGACCAACTGCTGCGGTACACCAACACGTGCAACGACGGGCTTTTTTTGGGCGGCCCCGAGTACTCGGTTCGCATGACCGGATGGAATGGCGAGTACGACCAAAAAAACAACGTGTGGTCCATCAGTATTGATTTTGTCTACAAGCCCGACTTGTGGGAAATCCAGTACTTCGACGCTGGATTTAATGAAGTGGTTGGCGGCGACCGTAAGGCCATCCTTGACAAGGCAGGCAACCCGGTCGGACAGCCCGTGCCGCTCGACGGTAACGGCGGCCAGCTGACCATCGGCAGCGATCCCTTGGTGCGGTATCTGTACCCGTACCAAAAGGTGAACATGGATCAAATCTATTCAGACTGCGGAATCTAAGGAGCAAGCAATGGCCAATGAACTGAACGTAGCCGTTTCGGTGCGGTGCAAGAACGGCAATCACGAGGAAAGCTTTGCCGCGTCTGGCCTGCAGTTCGACCAGGCCGTGCAGGGTTCGGCGGGTGGCATCGTCCAGATCGGCACAAACGTGGAGACGCTGTCGCTCGGCGACGTGATAACGGCTGGCTACGCTGCGTTCCGCAATCTTTCGACGGCCACCTCTGGCACGGCCTACATCGCCTTGGGCAAGTACGACGGCACCACGCTGCACGAGTTTGTCTCGCTGCGTCGTGGTCAGCCGGCAGTCGCGCCGCTTCAAAAGACCATCACCATTGGGGCCAAGAGCTACGGCACTGCCCTGCCTCTGCGGTATGTCGTCTTCTCGGAGTAGCCTGTGACAGTTTTCGGCTTCAACGAAAACGACGCCAAGCGGATCGGCAAGGTCGTCCGCATGGTCGAGCGTAACCAAGACACGCCCATCCTCGGCGGTCCCGACTACGGCGGCCGGTCGCCAGGCGTGCGACTGCTGATCGCCAAGCACGAAGGCAGCAGCTGGCCGGTTGGTTCGACTGCTGTAGTGACGCTGTACAACGGGCAGCCCAACAGCGTAGCCACCGCGATGACGATGGTGGCCTACAACCACTACATACAGTTCAGCACCGGAACGCACTGCACGGCACGCTGGGTGGCTCTCGGGCACAACGGCTTTGCGTGGCATCCGGTTGACGCCCAGGGCGACTGCGGCACCTGTGTCTCACTCATTGGCGGCGTCGACTTCCGTGTGTTTCCTGGTTACGCACATACGTCGACGCAGATGCTTGGCCACGACGGCGGTGGGTGTGTCAAGTGGTTCAACATCACCACCTGTGCCACGGCTGGCGGATGACGCTCATCACGTTTCAAGACGGTACGGTCGTCCTGCGTGATGGCAAGGTCGGCACTGAGCAGGCGTGCTGCTGCCAGTCCACGTGCTGCCAGTGCGGGACTGCCGAAGGAGACGTCTTTGTCTCGAGTTCGTGCAATCTGCAGTCAATCGTGATCACCTTCGATTTCTCACTTCTTGGACCGTGCACTGGGACATTTGAGGTTGAGATTACGGCGGCTGACGAAGATTTTGGATTTCCCTGGAGCAAGGCTACCACTGTTGATACCGCAGGTGGAACGGTAACAATCCAATCTAATCTTTTCTGCATGGCGGGTTGTATCATTCTGCAGTTCACTATCATTCCAGTCACTTGCGACTTTTGCTCCATCCCGGGATTCTTTCAACCCGTCTCTCCCACTGTTGACATGTTCGTCAGTGGAGTCACGAACGAAGACGGTATCTGCTGTCCTGTGGGCGGGGATGTCACTGTCGGCCCCGGCATTGCCAACTGCTTTAACACGGCCACGCAGTTCTCGATCTCCGCAACCTTTGTGTACTAATGCGAGCCATCAAAAAAGTTGCGGGCGTGTGGACGTGCTTCATTTGCGGCGCTGCAGTGCCAGATCAATCGGCACCGCATCGTGGCAGATGCGTCTGCGAACAGCCGGCCAAGCGCGGCCTGGGCGACATGGTGGCCGCCGGCCTGTCGGCTGTCGGAATCACGCCCGAGCGAGTCAGTGCGGCCCTTGGCGTCAAAGACTGCGGATGCAAGAAACGACAGCAGCAGCTGAACGACCTGGGCCGCCGCGTCGGGATCGGTTGACACCCTCGCCATAGTGCGGGCGAAAGGACTTCCGATGCCCGAGGACCACGACGTCACCATCGACGGCAAGCGGTGGCTGTTGCGGTTCACTAAGCTCACGGGCGATGCGTGCGGGTGGACGTATTTCGACAACGCTCAGCGGCCACGGATTCTGATTGACGAGCGGCTGCGTGGTGGTGCCCGACTTGAGACGATCGTGCACGAGCTGCTGCATGCGAGCCTCGGTCCGAGCATTAGCGAAGAGGCGGTGACCGAGGCGGCAAAGGTGGTGCGGAGAACGCTGACAAACCTTGGCTACAAGGAGGTGCCGCGTGGCAAAGACTAAGAAACTCTCTGCCGCCATTCTCGCTAGGGCCACGAACACGCGGCACGGATCGCTGCCCTGGTATCGCCTGCTGCCGGCCGACGTGGTCGCCGAGCTCGAGCAGCTGCGAGTCGATTGGGAGAGCGGCAAAACTGGACTTCAGAAGCGAGCGATGGCACGAGCCATTAGGGCCGAGATGCAGTCGCGTGGCCTACCAGTGTGTGGCATCCAAGGAGTTGAGGGATGGCTAGACCGAGAAGGCAAACCCTAAGCGATGCCGTGCTTGCACAAGCGGCGGCCCAGCAGCAACTGACGGCCGATGCCGAGCTCGCCCGGCTGCGGGCTGAGGTGGCTGGCCTACGGTCCAAGTACAAGACGGCCCTTGAGCAGATTGACCGCGAGCGTGAGCGGGGCGACCGTTTCACGGCGTTGCAAGGCGTAACGCCCGTGGCCCTACCCAAAAACGGTAGGCCCAAGAAGCGGGCTAAGCACGACGCCACGGCCATCCTGATGCTGTCGGACATCCACTGCGAAGAGCGGGTGCTGCCCGAGACGGTCAACGGCGAGAACGACTACAGCCTTGACGTATGTCAACTGCGGATGGCCGAGCTGGAGGAGCGGTTCCTAGACTGCCTCGAGCACGAGCGGAACCAGGCCGACATCCGGCGGGTCGTCATCTGGATTGGCGGCGACCTGATTACTGGCCACATTCACCCGGACTGCGTTGAGGTGGCCCAGTTATCGCCGATGAACGCCACGCGGTGGATTGCCGAGCGAATGCGTGCCCTCATCAACAGCGTCGCCCAGCACGCCGACGAGGTGATCGTCTGCACCAACGCCGGCAACCACGGGCGAAGCACTGAGAAAAACCGCATTGCCACCGAGCTTGATCACTCGTGGGAGCAGCTCATGTACTGGACGCTGGCCCGCGAAGAGACCAACAAAAACGTGCGGTGGCAGATTGCTGAAGGGCACCTTGGTTACGTCGACCTAGATGGGTTCACGCTTCGCACAACGCACGGCCACAGCATCCGGTACGCGGGCGGCGTCTACGGCCTGGCACTGCCGGCGAGCAAGGCGATTGCCCGGTGGGACGCAGGCCGCAAGGCCGACCTGACGATCTTCGGGCATTACCACTCGTGGGGCTGGCTGAGAGGTGCTCGCTACATAGCCAACGGGAGCGTCATTGGACATTCTCCATACGCTGAACGGGTCGCTTCTCCAGAGCGGCCATGCCAAGGGATGGCAATCATTGATGGCGGACGCCGAGAGGTGACGCGGGCTTACCCGCTGTTCTGTGACAGGGACTTGAGAAAGGCCAAGGAATGACCACGACGCTGGAGGACGCCAACCGACAGATGCGGGCGGCGGTAAAGGACAGGCTCGACAACACGGACCCGGCTGACGAGAAGCTCATCGGGTACAAGCTCGACCAGGGCGACCCCGAGCCGACGCCGTGCTGCGAGGGTCGGCCAATGCGTGGAGACTCTCTTCTGCGTGAGCCTCGGGCATACGGCAGCCTTGAGTGGCTCGATGCCCTTGAGCGGCTGCGAGCTCTGCACTACGAGAAAACCGCCCAGTACGGCGGCGCTGAAGACGCCTTCGAGAACGTGACCGCATCGGCAAAGTGCGGCGTTGAGCCGTGGCGTCGAGCACTGTGCGACCTAAGCGACTGCGTGGTGCGGATGCAGAAGTACGCCCAGGGCCAGCCCGTCGACCCGACCAACGCCCTGCTGGATGCCGCCAACTGGGCGCTGATCTGCCTGATCAAGATGGAGCAGCAGGGAAAGTGACCCAGCCTCGACTGAGCGTTGTGCCGTGCGACTTCTCGGAGGCTGTGTCTTTTGTACAACAGCATCATCGCCATCACCGTCCGCCAGTGGGCCACAAGTTCTCGCTTGCGGTCGCAGATCAATCCGGCACTGTCAGAGGCGTGTGCATGGTTGGACGCCCAGTGGCCCGTGCTAATGACGATGGATGGACGCTTGAGGTCACAAGACTTGCCAGCGACGGATGCCCTAACGCTTGCTCGTGCCTCTATGGTGCTGCGTGGCGTGCAGCAAAGTCCATGGGGTATCGGCGGTGCATAACGTACATTTTGGACTCAGAGCCTGGCGTGACGCTCAAGGCCGCTGGGTGGAAGTGCCTCGGTCAACGTGGCGGCGGCAGTTGGAGCTGCCAAAGCCGCCCGCGAGTCGACAAGCATCCGACTCAAAAGAAACTTCTGTTTGAGGTCACGGCGTGAGCGAGCCGCTTACCGAGGACGAACTGGTCCGCATGAAGCACCGGGCGCGCCGGTTCCAGGGTGCATTCACGGGCACCTCGGGCACGCTGGCGGCCGACGTGATCCGACTGCTGGCCGAGCGAGCCCGCCTCCTGTGCGAGCTCGCCCGGGCCGAGGAGCGGATCACGTACTGGCAGGGCCGAGACTGAGCCGGGCGGCGGGTTGAGGCAGCGTAGGGTTTCGTCCTTTCACCCCGCGTCGCCTCCCCGCTTGCCAGGCCCGGTCAGGTCGAGCGTCGGCAGGAAGTCGAGGGCCGATTCCACCCCAGTTATCCGCTCGTCGTAGTAGTGCGTCTCAGCCATCTCCTCACTGCTGTGCCCCAGCTGCTTCTTGGCCGACTTGCCGGCCAGCTTGAGGTATGACGCAGTCGATTTGCGAATCGAGTGAAACGGGTGGTATTGGACGCCTGCCGTGCGGCACAGCACCTTCAGGCTGGCGTAGCAGGACAGGATCTGGCGATCCTCCAACCAAGGCCATACGAGGCTGTCTGGCGGGCCTTGGCTTACAGCCATCTGACGAGCCAGTTCGGGCGTGATCTGCCGCGTAATGGTCTCCTGGCGGCCCTTGCGTGTTGCTGCCAGGAACGTGATCGTGCACCGCTCTAAGTCGACTTCCCGCCACCGCAGGGCCAGCACGGCCCCGATCCGCTCGCCAGTCTGGAACATGGCCTGCAACTTTGTCATCCAGTACCAGGCGGCCGGCTTGCCCGCCACGAGGCCCTTGCGATGCCGGGCGGCCCTGACCAGGGCGCTGAGCTCGTCGACCGTGTAGGCCACAGGGCGGGGCTTGGGGACGCGGGGACGGGCGTAGTCGGGGAACTCGAGCAGCTCGCCGTTGGTCTTCTTCCATCGCTTTTTGGCGAGCCAAGTCCACAGGCTTCGCAGGTGGGCAGAGTCTTTTGCGAGGCTCGCCGGGCTAATCATCTTGAACCTGCTATGCTGCGTCGTCTGACGCCAGCGCAGGAACTTGGCCGCGGTCAGGTCGTCGAGATCATCGACGGTCGGCTCGTGGCCCAGAAAGTCGCGGAATCGGTCGAGCGTTGCCTCGTACATGGCAACGGTCCTGTCGCACAGATTCTTCAGCGGCGCGACTCGGTCTAGCAGTAGTTCTCGCAGGGTCATTCGGCGTCTCCTTTTTTGCCAAGGGACGCTAGTTTACGGTACGTGTACAGTTGTCCAATCTGCACCCCGTCCGCTGGAACAATCTGCCCTTGGCGGGCTGTTTCATACTGTACAGACTTTCGAGTGCGAGGGGCAATGCGAGTTGCCGGCGGCGTCGTTTCGGACGTGCTGCCGGCGGCTTGCGAATACTTGGCTTCGCGGCGGTTTGACTCACCTAACGCTGTCGATACATTCTGGGGCATGGTTGTGGCATCGCCGGACAAAGAGTGGCTGACAGTTGCCGAGGCCGCAGAGGCCGCCGGCTGCACCGTCGGCTGGATCCGGCTGCTTCTGGGGCGGGGCGACCTTGCCGGCTGGAAGGCTGGCGAGCGGGCCTGGCTGGTCGACGCGGCAGCAGCTCGAGCCCTACGCGGCTCGCTGTCGGTCCGCAGCGTAGGCCAGCGCGAGGCACCCAAGCCCACCCGCAAACGCCGGAAGTCTCGGTAGTTTGTGCCGTTCAGAAATCTTTGCGAGCGTCCCTTGACCACGAACTAACGATAACGCTACTGTGCCGCTCGTCATCACGGTGATGACAGGCACGGCCCGACACAGGTGGTGCGATGAACGCTGAGGTCTGGTTCGAGCTGTTGCTGGTAGTGCTGCGGATCTTCGCCGCGGGCCAGCTTGGTTGAGTGAACTAACGCTATCGATACGGAATCGTGTACACGGATTCGACTTCTCACAGCATTGTTTTGCGGCCGTTTTTGCCTACTTGACTCTTCAAGGAACAGACGTACAGTACGCAACCCAAACCGCAGGAGGCACCCACGATGAGTAACGATCCCCACCACCGCGAAGCCGCTGCCGCCCAGGCCGCCATGGCCGAGATGTACGGCAGCGCGTGGAAGCCAAAGGCCGGCGATCGCGTCCGCTGCCCGAAGGCTTTCGGCGGCGGATACCAAGACGGCACGGTGTTCGGCGCTGAGCGTGACGGCTGGCTGGTCGACACCGCAGAGGGGCGGCTGCACCTCTACACGGAAGAGCTCGAGCGGGTGCGATAACCGCAGAAATTGCGGGGCATTTGGCACGAGACTTGCCCCCCCCCCCAACCTTTTTATTCTCGGCCCCCGCCCTGTGGGGAGCCACTCACCCACACCGCGCAAGAGGGAATCAACCACCACGAACACGGAGCCCCGGTGGAACCGGGCAACGCAAGGACGCAGCTGCCGGCTACCCAGGACGGGGACACCGGCTTTCACAAAGGACGCAACGCGAAAGGACACGACATGAGCACGGAGCTAAGCACTACAACGACGCCTGCGAGGGGTCTGGCCCTCGCAACGATGGCCGATGCGATGAAGTTTGGGGAGATGGTCGCCTCGTCCGACTTCGCCCCGAAGGATTTCAAAGGCAAGCCAGCCAGCTGCGTGCTTGCGATCCAGGCCGGGGCCGAGATCGGGCTGTCGCCGATGCAGGCCCTGCAGTCGATTGCCGTGGTAAACGGGCGGCCGAGCATTTTCGGAGACGCCGCCCTGGCCGTGGTCAAGGCCAGCCCGGTCTGCGAGTACGTCACCGAGTCGGTGGATGGCGACGGCGAGCAGATGGTGGCCACATGCACTGCAAAGCGGCGTGGCTACCCGACGCCCACCGTGGTGAAGTTCACCGTGGCCGACGCCAAGAAAGCTGGGCTGTGGGGCAAAAGCGGCCCGTGGACCCAGTACCCGCGCCGCATGCTCCAGATGCGGGCAAGGGGCTTCGCCCTGCGGGACGCTTTCCCAGACGCCTTGCGTGGCATGGTGACGGCCGAAGAGGCCCACGACTACCCGGCGGCACCGGTGACTTCTGAGCCGGTCGTCGTGCGTCCTGCGACGCCGCAGCCGGCTGAGGAGCGAGTCGACCCGTACGAGGTGGCCAAGGCCGCGATCGACGCTGAGCGTGACATCGCCAAGCTCGACCGCATGCGTGGCCACATCGACAAGCGGCTCAAGGAAAAGGCGTTCACGCCGTTCCAGGCCGACGAGCTGCTCGACCAGATCCACGCCCGCGTGGAGTTCCTTGAGAACGAAGGCAAGGTGCACGCATGAGCGACGCCAACGCAGTTGCTGCCCGCTCCATCGCCAAGGTGATGCGGCGTGCCCTGTCCCAGAACGAGCAGACGCCTGCCGAAGAGCTGCTGTCCTTTCGCACGTTGTGCGAGGCGGCCCTGCCGGTGCTCGAGCAGATCGCCGCACAGGAGGAGTCCGACTGATGGCGATCTACGTGAACACCACCGAGAGGCTGACGCACGAAGACGTTGCCAAACGGCTGGCAAGCATCGGGCAGCCGAAGCTGGCAACCGCCGTCAGGCGGCTTGGCGAGGACGCTGACGACCAGGCGAGCCGGTACGCCAGCCTGCTCAGCGAATACACGCGAATCGTCAACAGCATGGCCGGGCCACGGCCATCGACTCAGCCTGTTTCATACAAGCCCGGACCAATGAGTGACGGATAGGAGAACGCACAACGGCCCGCCCTGGCCGCAGTCGCTGCCAAATCCGGCGGCGTGGGCAGCCCAGCCGAAGGTGGCGAGTAACCACGGCAGTCGAGGCCGCACCACCTCCGTTGCCGGCGGTGACTCGACCGAATGCCCCACGTCACGGGGCCGAAACACAAGGACGTGAGACATGAGCGTTTTCATTATTGATGAGCGATACCGGGAACAAGTGCTGCGTTATCGCTGGAGGCCGAACGGTGTTGGCTATGCCTGCAGCAGAGTCGGCGGGCGCATGGTCACGCTGCACCGTTACGTCTGGGGCTTGGCAAATGATGGAGATGTCCCGGCAATGCTGGACCACATCAACGGAGACAAGCTTGACTGCCGCATTGAGAACTTGCGTCCGGCGACTGGCTCGCTGAACTGTCGGTCTCGCGCGCGATCAAACGGCGGACGTTTGCCAGAAGGCGTTCAGCCAAAGCCAGGGACGCTACCGTATTTTTCTCACATCTGTCTTTGGAGATGCACTCTGTATCTCGGCAGCTTTGCTGACGTTGAGTCTGCTTCTGCGGCCTACGAAAAGGCTCGTCGCATAGTGCTGGCTATTGAAGCCGAGCGTGCCAAGAGCTGGATTGGTCAGCCAGTGCCGCCGCCATCAAGGAGCCACGCCAAAAAGGCGTGGAACCAAGGGTGGAGAAAGCTCCTGTCTAGCGATAACGAGCCATCCGTGATTTGTGATGGCGTTGCGTTTGCTAACTCGTTCGTGCGCGAGGCCGTGACATGAGCAACGACTTCTACACACCGCCTATGGATGCGCTGCCGCTCTTCCGCAGCACCGATCCGGTGACGTCGAAGATCGCCGGCACCATGGCCCGCGAGTTTCGCGGCGACCATGAGCGGAAGATCCTCGAGGCGCTGGCCGCTGGGCCGGGAACCAAGGACGAGATTGCCGGCCGCTGTGGGCTGAGCGAGCAGCAGGTGGCGCGTCGCATGCACGGGCTTTCGCGTGCCGGGCTGGTGGAGACGACGGGCACGACCAGGCCGTCAGCGAGCGGGCGACCGGAGCGGGTGTGGCGAATGACATCTTGACGAGCGTGCCACGGTAGGTGCTTGGCAACACGACACGAAAGGAGGCAGACATGCCGCAGGTTTTTGAAGACATCATCGTTGACGCCGCTTTTGCTTCGCTGATCCCGCCGCTGTCTGCAGAAGAGCGGCAGCAACTGGAGCAGAACATTGTGGAGCACGGCGGTGCCCGCGACCCGCTGGTGGTTTGGGCCAGCAAGGGAACGCTCACGCTGCTCGACGGCCACAACCGCTATGAGATCTGCACGCGGCTGGGGTTGCCGTTTGACGTTCACGAACTGCGATTCAAGGCCCGAGACGAGGCCGAGGACTGGATAGACCGGAACCAACTTGGAAGGCGAAACCTTGACGCGCGGCAGATGAGCCTGCTCCGCGGACGGCGCTACAACAGGACGAAGAAGGACGCAGGAGGACGTGCTGGTCGTGATTTTGGGGCGGACAAAATGTCCATCCCAAACACTGCCGAGGCTCTTGCCGAAGAGCACGGCGTAGACGAAAAGACGATCCGCCGTGATGGCAAGTTTGCCGAGGCCGTTGAGACGCTCGGCATCGAACGCGAGATCGTCACTGGTGAGATCGACGCGCCGAAGCACGCCATCGTCGCGGCCGCTCAGTCCCTGCCCGAGAAGCCGACGACGGAACAGGTCGAGCAGGCCGTGGAGGCAGTGAAGTCGAAGCCGCACGTCGCCAACAACAGCGGCGACAACGAGTGGTATACGCCCAAGGAATACATCGAGGCCGCCCGCCATGTGCTTGGCAAGATTGACCTAGACCCTGCATCGAACCCTATTGCCAACGAGCTTGTGCGGGCCGCGACTTACTACACGGCAGAAGACAGCGGCCTCGAGAAGGAATGGCAGGGAACTCTGTGGATGAACCCGCCGTATGAGTCGGGCCTTATTGGTCAGTTTGTCGAGAAGCTGTGCGATTCATATGCCATCGGGTCCGTTACGAAGGCGGTTGTGCTGGTGAATAACGCCACCGAAACAAGGTGGTTTCAGTCGCTGGCCGAGCAGGCATCAGCCATCTGCTTTCCGCGGGGAAGAGTGAAGTTTTGGCACCCGTCCAAGCCTTCTGCCGCACCGCTTCAAGGGCAAGCCATTGTGTTTTTTGGTAGCGCAATTGACGACTTCGCGGATTCGTTCTCGTCGTTTGGTTTCATCACGGAGGTAACGAAGTGAGCACTTCTGGCGGAAGGATTCTGTGCCAAGAGGCGTACGCCCAAGGCAAGATGCTCGACAGCAGCGGTTGGAACGGCGTGCTGGCTCGTGGAATCACGCCGAGCGACATCGACTTCTATGTCGAGTCGAGCGGATGCTTTCTCTTTGCTGAGTTCAGCCGTGATAGCAGCGACCTTGAGTCGCTGTCTCGTGGGCAGGAGCTTGCCTACACGCGGCTGTCTCGCAGGCCAACTGGTGACGCGGTCGCAGTGTGCAGGCACAACGTCCCATTTACCCGCGCTATCGACACCAAGGAAGATGTTGAGGCGTGCACCGTCTACTTCGCCAGCGGGAGCAAGAGCGTCCCGCTGTGCAACGCCCAATGGCAGCAGTTGGTTGCGAAGTGGGCCGCGAATCCTGCCGACGCGGTTAGGTGGCTGGACTCTCTGCATGCTGACGCTGCTTTTCTGGAAAGCGTTGCGTTTTAAGGAGACTTCTCTTGGCCGGTGAATGGATTCCCCTTGACTGCAACCTTGGCACAAAGCCCGAGGTGCTCGAGCTGGTGGACGAGACCGGGCTGCCTATTGAGGTGGTCGGCTGGCGTCTTATCCAGTTGTGGTCATGGGCTGCCCTCAACTCGTCGGACGGCACGATCCGGGCTACGCCCCGGCGCGTGGCGACTGTCGCTGGTGGTGACGAAGCGTTCTGGCTCGCTGTTGAGCGGGTCGGCTGGGTGTCGTTTTTGAACGGCACCATCGTCATTCAGGGCTGGGATCGCCGGTTTTCTGGGTCCGCAAAGGCACGGGCCATGCACGCCCGCAGGCAGGATTCCTACCGTGGACGCTCGCGTGACGCTGCACCGTCACAGGGTTGTGACGCACCACCGTCACCACAGGAGAAGACAGGAGAGGACAGGAGAAAAGAAATACAACCGGCTGCGCCGGTTCCGACGAGCAAGCCGCCGAAGGCGTCTCGCTCGCCGGCGAAGTCTGCTGTGGATTGGGATTCTGGCGCTGGGTGGACTGGAATCACGGACGCAGACCGTGCCGAGTGGGCAACTGCGTTCCCTGGTGCCGTGCTCGACCAGGAGCTGGCCAAGGCCACGGCGTGGCTCAAGGCAAACCCAAAGCGGGCCGGCCGCAGGAACTGGCGACGGTTCATCGTGGGCTGGCTGCAGCGGTGCCAGGACAAGGGCGGCACGCACCGTGAGCCTGGCCGCCGTCCAGACGACAAGCCGCCACCGAAGGTCTGGAAAGACCAGTACAGGCCGGCACCGTACCGCCGGCCGCACGAGGT